TCACCCAACTCGACCTCGACAAGCACGAGGACTGGGCCGACTACCACGGCGTCAAGGCCAACGACGACGGGCACCTCATCGTCTACAAGGCCGTTGACGGTGACCTGAAGTCCGGGCGCGGGTTCCACTACCCCATCGGTGAGACCGTCACCGCACCCGACTGGGAAGCCAACACCTACTGCGGGCAAGGCCTCCACTTCTCGCCGTCCCCGGCGCAGGCCCGCGACTACCACCGTGAGGCCACACGGTTCCTCAAGTGCGCTGTCGCCCCGGCTGACCTGGTGATCCTTGACGGTTCGGACACGTACACGACGCCGAAGCTGAAGGCCCGGGCGGCGCGGGTGCTGTGCGAAGTGGACCTCCACGGGGACGAGGTGGGCGCATGACCACGATCAGAAGTATTCACACGAAGTCGCCGCGAACGCTCAGCGTCGACTCCACGCCGGGTGAGGAGGGCGTGACGTCGCTCATGATCCGAACGGGGCCCGGAGATTGGCGTGCGATCGACGTAGCGACCGCCGACCTCCTGGCCGCGCTGGGCGTGGACCCGGACTGGCGGGAGTGGAAAGACCGCGCCGAGAGGGCCGAGGCCGACAAGCGCGACCTCATCGAAGAAGGCGTTCAACTCAAGGAGAAGCTCCGCGCATCCAACCAGACGCTGGATCACGTTGTCCGGGAGCGGGACGAGCTGAAGCGCGAGCATGGCTATGCGGAGATGGGCGCTGACGAATGGCGCAAGCGTGCCGAGGCCGCTGAGGCGAAGGCCGTGGCATCCGGCCGTATGGCAGACGCCTACGCAACTCGCGCCGAGGCCGCTGAGGCGAAGCTGGCGCGGGCGGAGGCGTTCATCGCCAGCCATCTCGACCCCCACCATCAGGGCAGCGTGGTGGCTGCCCGAGTGGCCGAACAACTCCGTGCCGCCCTCGCGGACCCGGAGCCGCCCTTCGTGCTGCCGACGACAGTCCCGGCCCGGATCGTTGCGGTGAAGTGCTCTACGGGTGACGAGAAGGAACTCACGCTGTTCACGGACGGTGACACCACGTGGTGGGCTGACGTAGATGACTGGGGCCCATTCTGGACCCGCAGCCAGATCATGGACCAGTTCACCGGCCACCGCATACTGGGGGCCGACGAGTGACCGCGTTCCCGACCGACGAGCTGACGGCGCTGCTGGCGAAGCACCAAGACTACGTGACGGACGACGACAGCTCAGGAATCGTCTGTGCAGGCTGCTTCGTGCGACTGGACCCAGAAGGGGATAGCCACACTGGGTCGCTCGCTGGTCTCACCGCCCACCAGGCCGCTGTCGTGAAGGCGTGGATCGACGCGCAGACGCGGGAGGAATGGATAGTCCGCCGTCCGTCTGACGGGAAGGTGCTTCCAATGGACGACGAACGCGAGGCACGCCTCAACGTCGAGCTCTACGCCCAGATCGGAGGCGTGTCCGAGGCGATGCGCCGCCGCGTGACGGAGTGGGAGGCCAGAAAGTGAGCGACCAGATAGACGAGCAGGCGTACCAGGATGCGCTGGCTGAATCTCTCGGGCTGCTCGACCCAGACCAGCCGACACTGACCTCGCACCGCAGATGGAAGGGCGACTACGCCGCATGGGAAGGGGCCGACGATGAGCACGAGTGAGCGGGATGCCGACGAACTGCACCTGCTGCTGGCCAAGCTGTGGGGTGAGTACTCCAGTGCGAAGGTGGCCGACGCGATCCTCGCCGCTGGCTACCACAAGGACGGTAAGTCGATGATGGAAGCCGTTCGAGAGTTTCACTCCGCGTTTCACCTGCCCATCGCCGCTGAGCCCAAAGACTGCGTGGCTAACGACCTTGCCGATCTACGCATCGCGCTGCTCCGTGAAGAGTTCGAGGAGTATCTGGACGACGTCGAACTCGAAGACGTGGTTGACATAGCCGACGCCCTCGGGGACATCGTCTACATCGCTTATGGGACGGCCATCACCTACGGTATCGACCTCGATGCTGTCCTGCGCGAGATCCATAAATCAAACATGAGCAAGCTGGGACCGGACGGGAAACCAATTCTCCGCGAGGACGGGAAAGTGCTCAAAGGCGAAGGTTACCGAGCTCCCGATCTGCGCTGGCTGAAGGAGACGACATGAAGCCCGTCACTGTCAGGCCAGCAACCACTCTCGGTTCGCCGGTCACCGTCGAGGTCCGCGAGGATATCGAGCGCATCCAGCGCCGCCGGACCAAAGGCTGGCGGATGCCCGAGAACACCGTCTACGTCGGGCGGCCCAGCATCTTCGGCAACCCCTTCGAGGCGTACAAGTGCGAATGCTGCGGCTACTGGGACGTCCGAGACGACAACGGAGTGACCTATCTGGTGGACCACGAGTACGTCCGCCGTCCCGAGGTCCGCGCCGACCGTCGCACATGGACCACCCGAGACGAAGCCCGCGCCAAGGCTGTAGAACTCTACGTCTGCGAGCTGACCTACTGGCTCGGCGGGCGCATGGAATACGACCGCGAATATGCCGAGGCGGTCCGCGGACTCCGCGGCAAGAACCTCGCGTGCTGGTGCCCGCTCGACCAGCCATGCCACGCCGACGTGCTGCTCGAACTAGCCAACCAGGAGGACCGATGAGTGACCGGCTGGAGGCCATCAAGGCGCGGCTCGCGGCAAACGCCGAAGTCCCATGGGATGCATTCTGGGCCGATGAGGACATCGCCTGGCTCATCGGCCAGCTCGAAGGGCAGCGGGCCAAGCTCACCGCGATCTCCCGGCAAGCCAAAGCCGAGGCGTGGGACGAAGGCTACCGGAGCGGCCAACGGGACCACTGCGACTACTGGCCCAGCGCCGAGACGTGCGACATCTCATCAGCCAACCCCTACCGGAAGGAGGAGCCTGATGAGTGAGCCGGTGCGAACCCAGTTCATCCTCAATGGCCGCTACGTGAGCGATCCCGACGTCGAAGACCTGATGGCTGCCTATACGAAGCTCTCTGAGTTTCTCAACCCAATCCGGGCCGCCGCATGGGATGAGGGCTACAAGGCCGGCCACAGCCGGGCGATGCGACGCATGAGCGACGAACCAAACGTCGAGGACGCCATCAACCCCTACAGGAGCGCCGAATGACCCCCGACACGATCCCCGACCGGGTGATCCTCAGCGTCGAAGCCGCCCAGCACGAGCTCGAGGCCATCACCCAGCTCATGGACGACATCAGCCGCACCCTCGAACCCGGTTTCTGGTGGGAGGACGGGCGATCGTGAAAAATTTCGAGCGCCTGCGGCGCAGACAGGAGTGGTCACCAATGAGCACGCTCTACGAGCGAAACGTCCAACACGACACGCCATAACACTGCGTGGCGCTTGACACAAGAGCAACAGCCTGTCAAGGTGTGAAAAGTATGAAGCGCGTCCTATCCGAAGGGCGCGCTTCGCCTTTGCGGCCCGGAGCCGCCGACTGGTCACCCCTTTCCGCGCGTGAAGCCCCAGGAGGGCACGATGGCGCAGCCTAAACCGCTCACCGAATCCGAGAAGCAGCAGATCCGTGACCTCCACGCCGAGGGCCTGTCGAGGAATGAGATCGCTAAGCGTGTTGGGCGTGCTGCGGGGACTGTGACTGCGTTCTGCCAGCGTGAGGGGCTTGTGTTCCCGCAGCCCGAGCGGGTGGCGCAGGTCGAGGCGGCGGCGGTGTCGGTGAAGGCGCGCTCGCTTGCGGCGCATGAGCGGCAGCTGCGGATCATCGAGCACCAGCAGGGCAAGCTCCTCGCCCACTATGAGGACGGCGAGTCGTGGCGGACCAAGATGCGCGGCGAGATGGGCTCCGAGCACACCGTCTCCCTTGACTACATCCCGCCCGAGGATGAGCGGAACATGACCTCGGCGATCAGCAACTCGGCGATGACGCTCTCGAAGCTGGCCCCGACGGATGACGCGGGCCGTGAGGCCGCCGTGTCCGTGGTGGAGGCCCTCGCGAGGTCGCTGGGCCTGCCGCCCGAGGCACCCGAGCATCCGACCGAATGACTTCCCTCAGCGTGGCAGGATGACTACCTGCTCGTAAGAGGGGGCGCACGGCCAGTCACCGTGCGTGTGCAGTAGCTCAGCAGGCCAGAGCACCGTGATTATCGGAGGCCGGCGGTTCGAATCCGTCCTGCACAACTAGCCCCACGGCGGGGCCGTAATAAAGTGCGGCAGCCGCGTTTGCAAGGTCTGGGAGACGTCCCAGAAACCGTCAACGTTCCGGTCGTGGGGTGACCATTCACGGGGAGGCGAGCGTGTCCGCCCTCTCCCCCAAACAGCTCGACTACCTGCAGCACTCGACAGCCTCGGTGAACGTGTGCGACGGGTCCATCCGGGCGGGCAAGACGTTCGTGACCCTGCTGCGGTGGGCGATCTACGTCGGCCGCGCCCCACGCGGCGGCGAGCTCGTCATGATCGGCCGCACCCGCGACTCCATCTGGCGGAACCTCATCGCCCCCATGCAGGACCCGGCACTGTTCGGGCCCATCGCGGACCATGTCATCGGCAATGTCGGCGCCCCCACAGTCTCGATCCTCGGCCGCCGCGTCCACCTCATCGGCGCGTCGGACGCGAAGGCCGAGAAGGTCATCCGAGGCATGACGGTCGCCGGCGCGTACGTCGACGAGATCACCGTCCTCGCCGAGGAGTTCTTCACCCAGCTGCTCGGGCGCATGTCCGTGCCCGGGGCGAAGCTGTTCGGCTCCACGAACCCGGACAACCCCGGCCACTGGTTCAAGGTCAAGTTCCTCGACCGCCTCTCGGAGCTGACCAACTGGCGGCACTGGCGCTTCACCATGGACGACAACCCGTCCCTCACCGACGAGTACCGGGAAGCGAAGCGCCGCGAGTTCACCGGCCTCTGGTTCCGGCGCTTCATCCAAGGCGAATGGGTCGCCGCCGACGGCGCCGTGTACCCCATGTGGGACCCGGACAAGCACGTCATCCCGTGGGCCGAGCTCCCGAGGTTCGAACGCTACCTTTCCGTCGGGATCGACTACGGCACGAACAACCCCACCGCAGCGGTCCTCCTCGGCGTCGCCCCCGACGTCGACGAGTACGGCCGCAAGACGCGCCGCCGCCTCTACCTCGTCGACGAATGGGGTGTGCCCAAGGGCCACGGGTACGACGACCTCGAGCTGTCCCGCAGGTTCCGGGAATGGCTCGACACGCCGCACCACCCCACCCAGCACCTCGTGCCCGAGTACACGGTCGTGGACCCGTCCGCCGCGTCGTTCAAGGTCCGCCTCTACAACGACGGCGTGCAGAACCTCCACAACGCCGACAACGACGTCGAGTACGGGATCAAGACCACCGCGTCGCTGCTCGGCAACGGGCACCTCCTCGTCTCCGACAGGTGCCGGGGTTTCATCAGCGAGATCACCGGCTACTCGTGGGACGAGAAGAAGGCCCTCGAAGGCAAGGACGCGCCCGTGAAGGTCGCAGACCATTATTTAGACGCCGCACGCTATTCGATAGCGACCACCGAGACCCTCTGGTCAGACCTGATCGACACAGCCGCATAGAGGGGGACTCGCCGTGCCACTGCCCGACACCGGAACAGGGATGGCGTGGCCGCCCGTCGCCTATCAGCAGGCCTATCAGGACATGGCCATGATGGACGCCTGGTACGCAGGCGACATCGAGGCCCTCGAGACCCTGTACTCCACGACCCGTCTGGTGCGCCAGTCGGGTATCTGGGGGCAGGCGAAGCGGTTCTTCATGGGCACCCCGAACCCGGGGCAGCAGTCGCAGCGGCCGAACAAGCTGCACGTGCCGATCCCGGCGGAGATCTCCCGCGTCTCCTCGCAGATCCTGTTCGGTGAGATGCCGAAGGTGGAGATCGCGGACCTCGACGGGGACGGCGACGAGCCGGTCATCCCGCCGACGGCCCGGAAGAAGGCCAACGCGAGGCTCACGGACCTCCTCGACGACTCCGCGCACGCGGCGTTCATCGAGGGCGGGGAGCTCGCCTCCGCGTTGGGCGGGAACTTCCTGCGGGTCACGTGGGACAAGACCGTGGTCCCGGACAAACCGTTCATCACCGCTGTCGCCCCGGACGCCGCAGTCCCGGACTTCCGGTTCGGGCGCCTGTCCGCCGTGACGTTCTGGCTGGACCTGCCCCCGCTGGACGCGACCCCGGGGCACTGGCGGCTGCTGGAGCGGCACGAGCAGGGCCGGATCGAGTGGGGCCTGTTCTCGGCCGCGAACCCGGTGCAGCTGGGCGCGAGGCTGCCCCTGACGGAGCACCCGTCCACCGCCGGGCTCGCCGAACTCGTCGACGAAGAGTCCGGGGTCGAGACCGGCACGGACCTCCTGACCGCCGTCTACATCCCCAACGTGAAGCCCGTCCGGATCCGCCGCAAGGACCCGGTCGCGTCGAACTTCGGCCGCTCCGACTACGAGGGCGTCGACTCGATGTTCGACGCGTTCGACGAGGTCTACACGTCGTGGATGCGGGACATCAGGCACGGCAAGTCGCGGATCTTCGTCTCGAAGGACTCGGTGGACGTGGGCGCGCCCGGCCAGGGTTCCTACTTCGACGCCGACCGTGAGGTGTTCGTCCCGGTCAAGGGCCTCGGCGCGCAGAAGGACGCCTCAAGCCTGATCCAGGCGGAGCAGTTCAAGATCCGGTATCAGGAGCACCAGGCGACGGCGCAGGCGATCCTGATCGAGATCTTCACCGCGTGCGGGTACTCGCCGGCGACGTTCGGGATCTCCACCGACAACGTCCGCACCGTCACCGCGACGGAGGTGCAGGCGCGGGAGAAGGTCACCGCACTGACCCGCGGCAGCAAGATCCTGTACGCGAAGCCGCAGCTGCAGCACCTTGTGGCGGCGCTGCTGGACGTGGACGAGTTCGCGTTCGGCGGCCCGGGCAGGTTCGGTGCGCTGCCGGAGGTCGAGTTCCCGGACGCTGCGGCGCCGTCGATCGACGCGCTCGCCCAGACCCTGCAGCTGCTCCGCGCCGCTGAGGCGGCGTCGACGGAGACCCTCGTGCAGATGCTCCACCCGGACTGGGAGCCGGAGCAGGTCGCGGACGAGGTCGCGAAGATCATGTCCGAGCAGCCCGCAATGCCTGCCCTGCCCGACCCGACCGGAATGACGGGGGCTGGACTTGGCGACGACGGAGAAGCCCCAGCAGACGCCCCGGGCGACGGTTCAACCGGCCCCGGCACCGGCGACCCTGCCGGCTCTGACGACGAGGGCGGCCTCTGAGGCTGCACTCGTCTTCGGGGCGGCGCAGACGGAACTGCAGGCCCGCTCCACCCGGCTCGTGAAGCAGGCGCTGGCGAACCCGGCCCTGATGTGGACGCTGCCGATGCGGCTGCAGGCGGAGGCCAACGCGGTCGCGCAGGCGGCCCTCGCGAAGGTCCCCGCACTGGTGCAGTCGGTGCTGGGGTGGGCGCTCATCCCCGGCCACCAGTCGAACAGCGTCGCGGCGATCGCCCGGGACCTGACGGACTCGCTCACCGCCGCCGCGTACCGGATCACCCGGTTCGCCGACGACGCCTACCGGGCGGCCGTCGCCGAGGCGGCAGCGCGGCAGGTCGCCGGGGAGCTCGTCCCACACGCGGCGCAGCAGGCCGCATGGCGTGACCTGATGGGGCAGGGCATCACCGGGTTCACCGACCGGGCCGGGCGCGACTGGAACCTCTCCAGCTACACGGAGATGGCTGTCCGCACAGCCGCCGCCAGGGCGTACAGGGACTCGCAGCAGGAGCGCATGGCCGCGATGGGCCTGCACTTCTACACGATCTCCACCACCGGCCGCCCGTGCCCGCTGTGCGCCCCATGGGAGGGCAAGGTCCTCTCCCCCATCGGCTCCGGCACGTACACCGAGGACGGCGTCGTGTTCGACGTGACCGCCACCGTCGCCGAAGCCACCGCGACCGGCCTGTTCCACCCCGGCTGCAAGCACACCCTCACCGCCTACCTGCCCGGCCGAACCGTCCTCCGCAAGGGCACATGGACCGACGCCGACGAGGCCGCCTACAAGGCCACCCAGCGTCTCAGGGCGCTCGAGCGGCAGGTCCGGGCGGCGAAGGCGCAGCAGGCGAACGCCCTCACCCCAGCCGACAAGGCCGACGCCGGGCGCCGCGTCCGCGCATACCAGGCCGCCATCCGCCAGCACACCGCAGCGCACGGGCTCATCCGGCGCCCCAACCGCGAGAAGCCCAACCTCGGATTCAAGGAGCCCTAAGTGAGCGCCGTCCACAAGCACGCCACAGCGCAGGTCATCACCGCATCCGGGAACTCTGCCGCCCAGCAGATCCCCTCCGTCGTGGCGAACACCGTCGGCGTCATCCTGCAGGCCACCGCCGTGTCCGGCACGACCCCGTCGCTCACGGCCAGCGTGCAGTGGTCCGCGGACGGGGTGAACTTCTTCGCCGCGAACCCGGCCGACACGTTCACCGCCATCACCGCCGTCGGCGGCGTCGCCCAGTCCTTCACCATCAAGGCCCCGTACTACCGGATCGCGTGGACCGTCACCGGCACGAGCCCGTCGTTCACCCTCAACGCCTCGGCCCACTTCGCCTGATGGCCGCCGTCGCGCCCTACCTGTTCACCTGCCCCTGCGGCGAGCAGGTCGAGATCCCGGTCTCGATGACCATTGGTCCCCGCCTCGAAGGCGGCCGGGTCCTCGCGACCCTCCACACCGACCCAAGCGCCCTCGACGCGCACATCCTCGCCGCCCACCCCTGACCCGCAGCACCCACTCACACCGTCCCAGGAGGACACCAGCATGAGCACCCCCGCGCCCGAAACCGCCCCGGAGGCGGCACCGGCAGCAGCAGCACCCACCGAGCCCGCAGCGGCGGCACCAGCGGCGCCCGAGCCCGCGGCTCCCGCTCCGGCAGCAGCAGCGGCGGCCGAACCGGCCGCCGCGGAAGGCACCGAGCCCGAGCCCGGCAAGGGCGAAGCTGACCTCCCCCAGTGGGCGCGGGACGCCATCAGCAAGGCCAACTCCGAGGCCGCCAAGTACCGGACGCAGGCCAAGGCCGCCGCAGATGATGCCATCAAAGACCTGACAGCGAAGCTCGGCAAAGCCCTCGGCCTAGTGCAGGACGACGCGCCGCCGACGGTGGAGGAGCTCGCGAACAGGCTCGCGGCCAAGGACCAAGAACTCTCCACCAAAGACAAAGCGGCCCTCGACGCGCAGCGCCAGCTCGCGATCTACAAGGCCGCCAACGCCCGCCGGCTCAACGCCGACGAGCTCCTCGACTCCCGGTCCTTCATGGACCGGGCAAGCCAGATCGACCCCGCCGACTCCACAGCGCTAGAGGCGCTCGTCGCCGAGGTCACGGCTGGCACCACCCGCTTCAAGGCGACCCCGGCGGCGCCCCAAGGCGGAGCGGATCTCGGCCCCGGAGGCCAAGCAACGCCGCGCACCTACACCAAAGAGCAACTCGCGGATCACGACTTCTACATGAAGCACCGTGACGACATCTGGGCAGCCCAGCGCGAGGGGCGAATCCGCTAACGTCCTGAAAGGACCCCAAGGTGGCGAACGTCACTAACTCCACGATCGGGGCAGGCTTCCTTCCCGCGATCTGGGCCAACGAGGCCCTCGAAATCCTCCGCGCCAACATCGTCCTCGCACCGCTCGTGACCAAGGACTCCGACGTCGCGACGTTCGAGATCGGCAACACCCTGCACATCCCCTACCCGGGCACGTTCACCGCGAACGCGAAGGCGACCAACACCCCGGTCACCCTGCAGACCCCCACGGGCACCGACACCACGGTCACGCTGAACAAGCACTACGAGGCCTCGTTCCTCGTGGAGGACTTTACGCGTGCGCAGGCCAACCCGGTCCTTATGCGCTCCTACATCCAAGGACAGACGGTAGCGCTGTGCGAACAGGTCGAGAACGATCTCATCGGCCTGTACACGTCGTTCTCGACGTCGGTCGGCACTTCCGGTACTGACCTGACCGCGGCGACGCTGCGCACCATCGCGAAGACGATGACGGACAAGAAGGTTGCCAAGAACAACCGGAACCTCCTCCTGTCCACCAAGGACGTCGTCTCCCTGCAGGCCGACTCGACCCTGCAGAACTTCTTCGCCTACAACGACTCCCGCGACGGGGCAGTGACGACGGGCAAGCTCCCGAACATCTACGGCCTCCAGCTGCACGAGTCCCAGCTGGTCCCGGTCGTCGCGGGCACCCCTGCCTCGACGAAGAACCTCGCGTTCGACCCGGGCGCGATCATCCTCGCCTCCCGGGCCCTCCCGGAGGCCCCGCCGAACTCGGGCGTCGAGCAGCACGTGATCCAGGACCCGGTGTCTGGCCTCGTGCTCCGCGTGACCATGGGCTACGACAAGTCGCAGCTCGGCGTGCAGGTCACGCTTGACATCCTCTACGGCGTCGCGAAGCTCCGCGACGAGAAGGGCCTCGTGGCGCTCTCCTGAGCCCGGCCTGTTGACGCTGGCCCCAGTCTTATCGTGCTGGGGCCAGCGTCCCCCAACGTTCCCCATGAACACTCACGAAGGATTCAGACGATGGCACGGTATGTGAAGAACCCCGCAGGCGGCGTCCACTCGGTCCCGGACGACTTCGAGGCCCCCGAGGAGTGGGGCAAGAAGGACGAGAACTGGTTCGAGCTGGCGGTCGACGAGGCGAAGGCCGCGATCGCCCACCTGTTCGGCGCCGAGGACCCGGCCGTGCAGCAGGCGCGCCTGACGGACGAGCGCGAGGCCGACCCCGCAGACACAGGTGTTCCCGGCCCGGTGTCCCTCCCTGAGCCCGAGCCGCAGCCAGTCGACGCGGACGGCAACCCGATCCCGACGCCGACCGACGAGGGCGACCCGAGCGTCCCCGCGCCGGAAGCCCCGACCGACCCCGCGGCCGACTCTCCCACTGAGGAGCCGCAGGCATGAGCGACCCGCTCGAGACGGTCTACGTCCGCAACGAACGTGGCGCCGTGCACTCCTGCACCCGCGCCCACTACGAGCACTACCTCACCCAACAGTCCCAAGACACCGGGAAGCACTACCCGCTGCCCGGCTGGGAACTGATTGACGAGGCAGAGGCTCGCAAAGCCAACCCTCAGCTATTCGGCGAATGGGACGATCGGATCGTCTTCACCGATGACGAGATCGTCCGCCAGCTCCAGCGCGAAGAAGCCATCAAGAAGTTCCGCCGCTCCCGCGGGACCGCCCGTAGCCGCGGTACGCAGGAAGACCCGGACACCAACCCTGACGAGTAGAGGCGGTGAGCCGTGGCTGTCCTGATCTACGCGACCGCCGCTGACCTCGCGGAGTGGACGCAGCAGGCGGCCCCGGCCAACGCGGCCGCCCTGCTGCGGTCCGCGTCGCTGCTGGTTCGTGAGGCCACGAAGAGCTGCTTCTACGCCGTCGACGCGGGGAACCTCCCCACGGACGCGGACACGAAGCAGGCGTTCAACGACGCCACGTGCGCGCAGGCCGCGTTCTGGGTCGCCAACGGCATCGACCCGCAGGCAGTGCTGGCGCCCCCGAAGATCCTGAACTCCAAGGCGATCGGCTCGGCACGGCTCAGCTACGACACCTCCGGCGCCGGGTCGCTGCAGGCGTACCAGGCGCGGGTCGAAGCCGCCCAGTCGCTGTGCGACGAGGCGGTCCGGATCCTGCAGGACGCCCAGCTGCAGCTCAACGGCGTCTGGGTGGTCGGCTGACGTGGCGGACGACATCACGGACTTCTACGTCCACACCGTGAGCGTTGAGACCAAGGCCGGGGACGGCGCGAACGGGCCCGTGTACGTGGCCGCCGTGACCGTCCCCGGGTTCCTCGACGGGAAGATCCAGCTGGTCCGCAACAAGGACGGCGAGCAGGTCGTCTCCCAGTCCGAGTTCACATGCTCGGTGACGGACGGGGCGAAGTTCACCCCCGACTCGCGGGTCACCGCCAACGGGCGCACCGCTCAGGTCATCGGCGTGAACCAGCTCGACATGGCGGGGATGGCCGACTTCGACGGGGTCGAGCACGCCGTCGTCTACCTCACCTAGGAGCCGCCGTGATCACCCCGCCCGTGGTCCTGCTGCTCGTCCCGCTCGCGCTCGTGTGCTGGGCTGTGGACCACGTCCTGCAGGCCCGCTCAGACGCCAAGGCGCGCCGCCGTGGGTGACTTCGCGATCCACCTCCGGCAGATCACCGACGAGGTCATCGCCGCGATCCCCGAAGCCTCAGTGAAAGCCATGGAGCACCTCCACCAGGTGGCGGTCAACAAGACCCCGCTCGAGACCGGCAACCTGCGCTCCGAGGCTGAGGTCAAAGCCGACCCGATGGGCGCCGAGGTCTACTACCCCGGCCCTTACGCGAGGTACCAGGAGTACGGGGTCTCGCACACCGGCAAGGAGCTGCACCACGAGGTGGGGCAGTCGTTCTACCTCATCAGCTCCCTGATGCAGGAAACCCCGGCCGTCCTCTCCATCGTCGCCGAGGAGCTCCGCAAGCACATCGAAGGCTGAGCACCACCCGAGTCTTAGAGTGGGAGGACCATGGCCACCAGCACCCGGGACATCTTCGCCGGGCTCGCGACCACCATCGCGGGCGCCGGCATCGGCGTGTACCGGTCCGACGGGTCAGCCTACTTGGATGGGGAGACGGCGATCGTGTTCGCCGAGTCGCCGCCGTCCCCGGACCGTGTGGTCATGATGCAGGTAGTCCCCATGACAGACGAGACGGTGCTCCCGTCCGGTGTGTGGATGGTGCAGTTCTACTTCCGTGGGCTTCCCGGGAACCGGCTCGACGTGCACGACCTCGGCGACTCGGTGTTCGACCTGCTGCAGGGCAAGACCGGGTTCGTGCTCGGCTCCGTGACCGTGGACCAGTGCTACCGGCAGGGATCCGTCCCCAACGGGATGGACGACAAGCTCCGCGGCACCCGCATCGACCGGTACATGCTCGAGCTCAACACAACCCCCACCGTGAACCGCCCCGCAGGCGGCTGGGACTGACCGTCCCCACCTAGACCCCGCGCGGCGGCGGGGCGAGACCGCCGCAACGGGACGGGACGCCACCGAACGGGCCCGCCTATGGGTGACGTCCCGCCCCACCAACCACCCCTCTAGCCTCACCGCCTCCGGTGGGGCTTTTTTCATGCCGAAAAGCCCCTAGGAGGCTGATCCAAGATGAGCAATGCCCTTGCCCGTCGCTTCAAGGTCGACGTGTCCGTCGACAACACCACCTGGGTCCCGCTGAAGGGCCTCACCGACTTCAACCCGCAGGAGAACGCCACCCTGCAGGAGGCCAACGACTACGACTCCAACGGGTTCGGCTCGTTCGAGAAGACCCTCACCGGGGTCAAGGTCGCGGTCAAGGCCCGCCGTGTGCTCAACGCCGGCGCGTTCGACCCCGGGCAGGAGCTCGCCCGCGCCACGTGGCTGCAGTTCGGCACCACGGCGCGCCTGTACATGCGGTACTACGACCGCAACGGCGCCGCTCAGGCGTACTCAGGCCAGTTCCTTGTGGACTACCAGCAGTCCAAGACCGGCGTGGCGGACATTGAGGAAGTCGCCATCACATTCACGGCTGACGGCATCGTCTCCTCGATCACGAACCCGTCGACGGCCCCCGCGGTCCCAGCTATCGCGACTGCGACCCCTTCGGGTGCCGCGACCGGTGCGCTGGTCACGATCACGGGCGCCTACTTCACTGGCGTGGTCGCGACCACGGGCGTGAAGTTCGGCGGCGTCAACGCCACCAACTGGTCCGTCGTGTCCGACTCCACGATCGTCGCCACCATGCCGACCGGCTCGGCGGGCTCGGCCCCGATCATCGTCACCAACGCCGCCGGCGCGTCGAACAGCTTCGCGTACACACGCGGGTGACCTAAGCCGGGTGGCGGCCTTTGTGAGTGGGGCCGCCACCCTCCAACACTCGCCCACTCACGCCTCTCACTCACAGGAGAACCATGTCCACCGAAGACTTCCCGGCATTCGAAGACCTCATCCCGCCCATCGTGCTCCGTGCCAACGGCAAGGAATACACACTCCCCGTCATCGAATGGGACCGCGGCGTCGACCTGCACCGCAGGATCACGGACGGGACCATGAGTGAGGGCCAAGTGATGCAGGAACTCCTCGGCGAGGAACTGGCAGCCACCCTGATCGCAGACGGCGCCCCTGCAGAGTTCATCGACCGCGTCGGGGCCGTCGCGTTCGCCGACTGGAAGTACGGGCGGGAAACAGCGAAGCAGGTCTGGGCCGACCCAAAAGGGGTGGCCCAAGAGATCCTGAACCGGATTCAGGCTGTAACCGCGACCCAGACCCCGGAGCCCACGGCACCTACGACGCCCACACCGGCCTCTCGGACTTCTACGAGGTCCCCGAAGAAGGCCAAGACGCAGGCGTCGAATGGGCGGAAGTCGTAGGGGCCCTCTGGCCCCTAGTCATCGCGGACTTCGCCCAGACCTACCATGTGCGGCTGCACACGCGGCCGCGCATGTCGTGGGCTGAGTTCCGTGACCTGACCCTCGGCCTCCTCACCTGCGACTCCAGGCTGTGGCGGGCCACCCGACCAGCGGCCCCCGAGCCAGAGCAGACCGTCCCCGACCTTTCCGGCATGACGTACTGAGAGGCGGGTGAGCGGCGTGTCCGACGGACCCACCACCGTAGGCTCCATCAACGCCAAGCTCGTCCTCGACGTCGACGAGTTCATGCGCCGCTCAGAGGCCGCGCAGGCGGAGGCGGACAAGCTCGACGGGCGCACGGTCGAGATCAAGGCCGACGCAGACACCGCTGGGGCACGGGCGCAGCTCGACGCACTGGCAGTGGCGGAGAACAAGGTCCGCATCGCCCGGCTCGACCTCGACGCGGTGAACCAACGCACCGACGCGACCACACAGCAGAGGCTCCGCGCCCAGAACGCCCTCGCCACCGCCGAACAGCAACTGGCCAAGATCACGGAGCAGGCCGGGCAAAGCGCCACCAAGGAAACCGTCGAAGTCGACAAGAACACCGAGTCGCACAAGCGGAACACCGACGCCAAGCGCGGCGAGTTCTCCGCGATGCAGCTCCTCATCGGCGCGTCCCCGGCCCTGCTCGGAACCACCGCAGCGCTCGGCGCGGCAACGATCGGGCTCGGTGTCGCATTCGGCGGGATGGCCGTCGCCGGCATCGCCGCGGTCAAGGGCATCAGCCAGGAGATGGCGTCGGGCACTGCGATCGGGATCACCTACTCCCGTGGCCTCCGCGAAATGTCCACCGCCTTTGAGGGCATTTCGCACCTTGCCGCCGTGCAGATGGTCAACTCCTTCGATTCGGCGATCCAAGACGTCAACCAGCACATGCCGCTCCTCGC